CGTTTGAAGATGCAATAGAGCCAGTAACCCCCTTAAATTTTGATTATGGAAACAGTTGAGGAGTTACGATTGCACTATGAGAAGATGAAAGAAAAGAGCGAAGCCCAAACTTACAGAATGGTTCGTGCTTACCTTTATAATACCTTAATTCGTTACAAGACAATTGCCGTTAACGAAGCCCCCGCAGCAGCCGAAAACAGACTAAACGAAATACAGCGGGAGGACTTTCAAAAGCTGTTTGAGGAGATTTATTTAAAAGTTGGACTGTTTTTTTATCAAGATCAAAAAAATAGGTTAGAGCAATACAAAGATAAAGATACGCCCAATGTCGATTTTTTTAGTTTGATTTGGCGGCAAATTGTGGTTAATGCTACTTCGACTCTGGAAATTGCTTCATTAATTACGCGAGTAACTGAAAATACGAAAACAATGATTCGGGCGTTACTCGTTAAGGCAGCAGCCGAACGGATGGCTCCCCGCGACATTGCGAAATTATTCAATGCGGAGAAGGTTATCTTCACAAAGTCCAGAGCGTTAACCATTGCACGAACAGAAGTCGGCAGAGCGGCGAGTATTGGCATAGAACAAGCCGCTAAGGACAGTCAATTAGAATTATTAACCGTTTGGCATCATTCCGCAATTGGCAATTACAGAGAGAACCACAGACCGTTAAATGGGAAGTATGTAAAGAAAGGTGAAGTGTTCAAGGTTGGCGATGTGACAATGAAATACCCGCACGACCCTAACGGCGGTGCGAGCGAAGTGATAAACTGCCGTTGCACTCATAGCTACGTTACGCGAAGGTCAGCCGAGGCGTTAGGAATCGAGCGAAGTTAATCGTTTGTTATTCAAATAAAATCTGATTTTGACATACTTACCGAATGCCCATTTTCATTCTTTACACTAAGCCTCAGGTTGTTTCCTCTCCAACTTCTGACAATATACCTTTCCCCAACTATAAAAGTTTTCGCTGTTGGGGCATGCCCGTTATATGGTCTATACTCAACCAAATCACCTTTTTTTACAAACCGCTCTTCCCTACTAGCTATAAGGTTTCGTTCTTTATAAATATTCTGATGATACCTTTCAACAATATCTAAGGCAGCTAAGTATTGGTCTTTTGTAATCTCTATCATAGGTTCTTTGTTATTCGCCTGAATATCTTAGTCGGTAAATCATTAATCCGTCATTATCAAGGTCGAGAGTTCTACTTTCGATGGTAAAAGCAATGAAACTCACAAGTACGCGTTCGCCAACTAAAAGCAACGGGAGGTCTTGGTAGTCTTTTTCGATAAGTGTATGATAATTGCAATTCCTTTCCCACCCCATTGCATTCAATTCACAATCTTCGTGTTCAAAAGGACATTCGAAATGATGCTCAATTTTTGAATAGTTTAATAAAAATTTACTTTTCATATTTTGGGTAAAGTTAATCTTTGTTTCGGGTAATCTAACTTAACAAATTCAATGTCGCCTAATTCAATCATTTTTTTTCGTTAATCGGTTTTATTAATAACAGCCGTTATAAAGCAATTCTCCTAACGTCGAACAGCGTATAGCTTGGTGTTGTAAGAAATACTACAAAAACTGTTCGTGTTTTGAGCGTATAATAGAACGCTTCATAATTTTGCAGTTCTCATCTTCGTAATCGTGTAAATCCAAATCCCTGTTTTGATACATTGTATGTTTTGATATTTGAATCATTTCAGATTCATTGTCAAAAAGCATTTTTAGCGAACCGTATAAAACTACACGGTTCGCTTTTTTGTCGATGAATATTAGCATTAGTCTATTGTATAATTTGGGGTAAATGCTACTTCTTTTACACTATTTACTGCTGCAAACAAAACCTTGATGGTGTCATCCATCGTCTTCGATTGCACTTCCAGTTCTTGTATGTATATGGACTTATTATTTTGTAAGTCTTCGGTGAGTTCTATAAGTTCGTCAACTGACTCATAAGTATCTACCGAAAAGTGATCGGTAATATATTTATTCGTAATATTTTTTCTTTCTATCAAAAACATTACACACTCGCTCAATGGCATGGTTAATGCTTCTAAAAATGCTTCTTTATTTTTTCTGAAAAGTTCAAGTGCTGTATTTTCCATTTTTATATCATTTTCCAATCCGTGATTCGTTTCCCGAATTGCTATGTACAAATATAGTTATTATAATAATATGTGTCAAGTGTTTTATATAAATATATTTAAAATATTCACATTTTAGCTATTTACCCGTACTTCTTACAACAAAGGCTATATGCAATGCGGCGAAGCCGACAAAGCACATAGCCCATATCATCATGTATTCGTTTTAGATAGTCCATCCTTGTCCGTCACAAATACTGCACATAACAAAAGATAAAAATAATTAGCCCTTGTTTTGCCAACGCACTACTGCTAATCTGTGAAGTTCGCTTTTACACCATACATACAGGCAGTTTCAATTTTAGTTTGAGCAATAGAAATCAATCTTCCCTTTTCTCCACTTACTTTTTCTGCTTGAGCTGCTACTGGTCGCATTGATTGTAGTAAGTCAATTAATTCAGCAGACTTGTTTTTAATTTGGTCTACTGTGTCATTCTTTGCAGGGTTGAAGTCTGCTTTCACTCTTTTTTGTCCTAATGTTGACATATTTATTTATTTATTTATTTCGTGCGATAATTTAAAATCCCCACCGCACATAAGGGTTAAAATTCTTAGCCCATCCATTATGTTCAAAGCTAAAATCGTTCTCCGTAAAGATTTATCCGATATATTCTTACCATTTCGTTTAAGTGGTGGTAATATATTTGCCATGTAATACCTTCATTATTTTGAAACTTTTGATCATTTTTTCTTCCTGGTAATTCGATGAAACTGCACTTCGTATTGATAGAATCTTGATAATAACCTGCTCAGATATTTCGTGCTTTTCGCACAAAGTCTTAAGCAATTCGTAAAATACCGACTCATCCGCAACGCTCACGTAATTATGAGTAGCCAACCCTTTTGACTCTCGCAACTCCGTGCAGATTTCAAGGATGTTATTCGCTAATAGTTCCCCGTAGCTTATCGCCACCTTGCTATCCAAGCCGTTTGCGGTTCGCACCTGCGATATGGTCACTTTCCCACGAAACTTTACGCCAAATCTCAACTTGGTTTTATCTCGCATATTTTTGCCCGTGTTTGGACTAACTCCGAAGTGCTTTGATATGTCTTTGACTTGACATACATAATCATCGTGGTATTTCATTTGAGGTACATATAAGTAATGGTGAAGTACAAATATAGCCAACTCGTTCCATTATAGCAATATTACGCAATATTAATATGTTACTTTGTAAAAAACGGGGGTAAATACGTGCGAGAATACCAGAAAAAAACCATTGAGGGAAAAGCTATCGACGTAGACAAGAAGGGGTACGTCAAAGTTGCGTTTAGTCGGGTCAATTTCAAAGACTTCGATAACGATGTAATTATGCCAGAGGCGTTCAAAAAAACGCTGAAAGAACAAGGTCCCGAAGGAGCCGGGTTAATCTACCACCTAACGAATCATTCTTGGAAGTGGAACTCTTCGTTTATCGCCTTGCCTACGAAAATGTATTTGTCTGGGGAGTACCTAATAAGCGAATCAGAAATTGACCTCAAAACGAATCCGCACGGAGCGTTTATGCATGCAAGGTACATGAACGGGGAAGTAAAGCAGCACTCGATAGGCTTCCAATCAATCAATTCAAAACGAAAAAGCGATTACAACGAGATTACCGAGCTGAAGCTAATGGAAGGGTCGGCAGTATTATGGGGTGCTAATATATATACTGAAACCATCGAGGCGAAGTATTTAGCCAATCCAAATTTTTTGTTGGAAGAAATCGCCGAAGCAAGCGAAGAATTTAAGAAATATCTAAAGACCGGATTAAATACAGAGGAGACTCTTTTCTTCGGTCGCAATCTTGAACAATTACACAGTATAGCAAATAAACTATTTTCACCACAACCTGAAACTCAAAATATCACAAAGCCGTCACCAGACACTTTGCCGACGACAGAACTTCTCGAATTAATCGAACAATTTAAAATCTAAAGCAAAGAATGGAATTAATTGAAATTAAAGCCGCAATCAAAGAACAAGCGGACGGAATCAAGTCGCAAATCGACACCCAAAAACTAGAGTTTATCTCTATGGTTAAAGAAAAAGCCAGCACCCTAGAATTAAAATCCGCTCAGGATAAGTTAATTGAACTGACCGACTTATTAACTAAGCAGCAGGACAAGCTAGACAATATCGAACTAAGTCGCAAAAGCACGAATCAAACGGGTTCTGTATTCGCGAACCAATTAGCGGATAAAGTATTTACAAAAGACAACATCCCAAAAATAAAGAGCGGGATGAGAATGACGTTTGACGATATTCAGTTAAAAGCCGTTTCAGACATGACACGTGGCTATTCTGCCACAGTTGGGCTGAGGGACCTTTTTGCAGATGTAGAAGCGGGGATTGCCAAAGCCCCAAAAGCAACACCCAATATATTAGATTATATCCGAATAGGCACAACTAATTCAGAAATCGTAAAGTGGGTTATCAAGACAGCTTCGGAAGGCGGCGTGAGTCAAACTGCCGAAGGAGCCAAGTTCAATCAAGTTTCTTACAAGTTTGACAAGGAACAAGCATCAGCAAAGAAAACAACCGCTTATTCTAAAATCTCAAAAGAAAACATTGAGGATGTAGAATTTACTTTGAACGAAACGATTGTCGAGTTACGCGAGGATTTCTTAATCCAAGTTGGAACTCAAGTACTTAGCGGGGACAATTCTGGAGAGAATCATAATGGTATTATTAACCAAGCAAGTGCTTTTGCTCGTCAGGCAGGCATAGGAACCTTAACGGGTGTCACTATGCGAGATGTTTTAGAACACGCATATTTGCAAATTATCGTAGCCGGTAGGGGGAAATATACGCCTAATGCCTGCTTAATTAGTCCAGCAGACTTGACGAAAATTAAAACAATTAAAGACAGCACAGGACAGTACGTAATGCCTTTGTATCTTTCAAATACGGGTTATGATGTTAACGGCATTCCTTTGATTGCTGACCATAACATTACGCCGGGAACTTTTCTAATGGCCGACTTTACGAAATTTGCATGGTTCAATTACCGAGCGTTAACAATTAACACGTATGACCAAAACGAAGATGATGTCTTGAAAGATTTCATCACAATTGCGGGATCGCTTAGAGCCGTTTCACGTATCAAAACTCCA